TGCGCTGGTGAAATATACTTTTAGTAAGAGTGTTGTCTGCTTCCAATTTCTATATAGCCATGATGTGACTACGATTTTGGCGAGACCTAAGATACCGCCCATCACTGCGATGGCGATAGGTGATCCTGAAAATATAGCCATCAACCCCATGATGGCATAATACTCTGCAATAACTGATAGAGCTACTGCATTGAATAAGAGAAGATAGATCATAGCTTTACGTGTGTCTTGTGTATTTTTCCGCCAACAAAGGCGTTGTAATACTCGTCTGTTTCCAGCACACGTCTATCGATCTGTTCTCTTAATTCTAAATATGACATTGTGCCTTTATTAGAGCACAGATATAAAATTTCTCGTGTGAAGTTTTCTTCACCGAGTTTCTTCACGTCTTCTTTCAGTTCTTCTGATGATGACCAGTACTGTTGCCAATCAGAAAGAACCTTTTCCTTTTTCTTCTTACCTTTCAAGGTTCGTGTTTTAGAAAACCAGAAAAGTTTCTTTCCTATGTATCGACGATTATTTGTTTTATTTGTAATCAGGTAAACATAACCAATATACTTACCTATATCACTTTCAGTAAATTCTTTATTTTGATAAATCCACATTACCATTACCAGTTGATGTAATGGTATATTTATTGAGATTATCAGCGTTACCAGTTGAAGTGAAACTCCAAGTCGTCATGTCGCGTGCATCAGAACTTACTGTGTAATTTAATGGAACATTGTCAGTAGTTTTACACGTAACGGTCCAAGGTGGTTGTAGAGGATCTCCAGTATTTGGAACCCAAGTTGGTGTACCCCAATCACGGATCTTGTAGTAATCTGGGCGCATGTCCGGAATTACAGGACTTGGGCTAACATTTTCTTTATTCGGTTTATCCGGTGTATTAGAAATGCCAGCTTTAACTTCTTCGTAAGTTCCATCTTCATAGTAGACTATAACCTTACTAATCTTCTTGCTCATCATCATATTCCTCTTCTTCATATATATCACCACCACAAAATGGGCAATACGCTACATCGGCTGGTCTGAATTCTTCATCAGCCTTAAACGTTATTTTTCCATGTGCCCCACAAGAATCGCAATCAAAGTGTCTTAATGCCATTACGCTGCCTTTCCCCAAACATCGGTCCAAGATCCGCCAAGTGCGCCTTTAGCATAATCTGTAACACGATTTTCAAAGAAATTTCCGTGAATAGGAGCATTAATCATTTCCTCAACCCAAGGTAGAGGATTCTTCTTAACTTTCATAATTCCTTTAAGGCCCATGCTAATAAGGCGGCGATCAGCAATATAGCGGATATACTGTTTAACGTCACCAGAGTCCAGATTGTCCATAGCGCCCATAGCGAATGCCAGATCAATAAACCTGTCTTCGAGTACAACCATTCTTTCAGCAATCGTGTAAAGTTCTGCTTTAAGCTCATCATTCCAGATCTCGGGATTTTCCTTTATATATTCTTTGAAAAGCTTGATCATATTCTCGGTATGTTGCGTTTCATCAACAATAGACCAAGTAACAATTTGACCCATACCTTTCATCTTACCGTGACGAGGAAAGTTTAAAAGCATGATGAAAGAACTAAACAACTGCATACCTTCAGTGAAAGCAGAGAACACAGCAATGTGTTTTGCAGTATTCTGTTTAGTAGTATTCTGTGCTGAAAGGTTCAAAACATAATCATGCTTCTCTTTCATTTCAGCGTACTCTAGGAATTCGTTGTATGTTGTTTCTGGAAGACCAAGAGTTTCAATAAGGTGACTATAAGCAGCAATGTGTAATGCTTCTCTAGCTGCAAAGCCAAGAAGCATCATTCTTACTTCGGGCTGCTTAAAATAAGGAAGGTAATTATTAACGTAACCGCCAGCAACGTCAATGTCACCTTGCGTAAAAAAGCGGAAGATATGTGTGAGAAATTGTTTTTCTTCATTTGTTAATTTCTTTTTCCAATCTTTAACATCCTCGGCCATAGGCACTTCGGTGTGTAACCAATGTGATTGCTCGTGCTTAAGCCAAGCATCATATGCCCACGGATAATTAAATGGCTTAAAGCTATTACGCTCAGCCATCAAGTCTGATTTACTTTTAACCATTTAGGAATTCCTTAACCTTGTTTGCTGGAAGTGCGCCAGATACTCGCTTCACTTCTGAACCATTTTCAAGCATAACAAGAGTTGGAACGCTGCGAATATTATATTGTGCGGCTAGATCTAAGTTTTCATCAATGTCAATCTCTTTGATTTCAACTGGAATATCATCGATTCCCTTAAGAGTCATAGAAAGAGCTTGACATGGCCCACACCAACTAGCAGAAAATTTAAGTACTTGTTTCATTCTTGATCCAATTCTAATTCAATAAATTTATATTTTTCGTTATAAACGACATTGACAACTTCACGATATCCATCATCTGTCCATACACATACTTTAATCATGTCTTGTGATTTTATTAAAATTCCACTACTTTTATTCACGTATTCAGACCAAAGTCTTTTAATAATATGGTAGATGTTATATGCGTCCATTTACCAATGCCTCCATACTCCTGCGATAATGTGTGCGCAGGTAATCATTTCTACAATTCTCATAATCCACCACACATATGGTCTATGAGATTCCTGTTTAGTCGTTTCTTGTTCCATCTATTCTTACACCTGGGCCGTTATCTTCGAAATGAATATTGAAAGATATACTGATTCGTGTAGAATCAGTCATGTTCGTTTTTATGCCGTGAGACATAAATCCCGGAAATAGCATTAGTTTGCCTACTTCAGGTTTTTCATCGAATCTATTAGCTAGATGAGAAAAGTGTGGTGAATTTTCGAGTGTTTGTGTTGGTGATGTGAAAAAGAAATCTCCATCTTCTCCAGTTGTTGCAACATAGTAACATCCAGAGATATCGGCCGACAGATGACTATGAATAGCAGCATAATCATTTTTCTGAGTTTTTGTAAACCAAGAAACACGGCGATACTTCAAAGGTCTTGCTTTCTGAGCAAAATAAAAATAGTAATGGTCCAATGCTTCATGAAGCATCTTTTCAAACTCTACTAATTTATATTGTTTGATAACATCTTCGATGAAGTACGAGTCAATATGATCTGACTTCGATATCTGATGAGTTCTACCCCAATTTTCAGGAACTGTTCCAAAATTTACATCTGAAATAATATTTTCAACTTCGCTTTGTACCGGTCCATTTGGATCAGAGTATGCTACATAAACTGGAACAGAATATAAGTGTTTAACATTATACTTAGTGCATTCGTTTGAATACATCGCACTGTTAAATACATTAGTTACCATATCATCCTTCACAAGCAATACAGTCATTGCCTTGCGCAACAGCTGTCATATCAATTTCTTTAATAATTTCACGTTCAAGTCTCTTATGGACTTTATCTGCTTTACCAATCTTTTCTGAACGGCAGTAGTAGAGTGTCTTAAGCTTTTTCTTCCAAGCCAAGAAATGAACAGCATGGATATATTTGATGTGTGAATCTGGTCTGAAGAATACATTAACAGACTGTGCTTGGTCTATGTATTCTTGTCTATCAGCAGCGTGTTCGATCAACCAACGCATATCGATTTCCATTGATGTCTTAAATACTTCTTTAGTATGTTCATCCATCCAATCAAGGTGTTGGACTGATCCATCGTTGGCAATAATTGAACGCCACACTTCATCATATTTTTCTGAAGGAACTGCGCCAAAATCTTGATCTTTGCTCAGATGATCTTTAATAATCTTATCGAGGAAACGATTTTTATTTAAGTGAGAGCCCGATAGAGTGTCTTGGCGATAAGCGTTAGCCCGATAAGGTTCAATACTAGGAGAGGTATTGCCCATAAGAATGGAAGATGAAGCATTGGGAGCAATTGCCATAAGATGGCTGAAACGATTGCCAGTACCTTTAGCATCAGGTGCCTCACCTCTCTCGGTGCCAAGAGCTTTATTTGCTGTATCCAGTTTTTCACGTATACCCTTAAAAATACGAATGTTCAGTGACTTCGCGACCACGGATTCCCAGGCGATGCCGTTCTTCTGAAGAAGAGCATGCCAACCGAGGGCACCAATACCAATAGAGCGTTCCATAGAAGCAGAATATCTTGCGCGTGATATGCTATCAGGAGCATTATCAATGAAATACTGAAGAACGTTATCGAGCATCTCAGCGACGTCTCGAAGAAAAAGTTTGTGATCTTTCCAATCATCATAGTACTCCAAATTTAAAGATGAGAGACAACAAACAGCGGTACGCTCTTCGTTTGTTGGTAGAATAATTTCAGAACAAAGATTTGACTGATGAATTTTTAGTCCCTTGTCTTTAAGCCATTGTGGCATCTTGCGATTAGACTCATCGATGAAGTGAAGATATGGTTCACCTGTTTGCATGCGCAATTCTAGAATTTGTTGCCAAAGGTGTTTTGCAGATACTACTTCACGTACTTCATTAGATGCTGGATCAATTAGTGGCCAATCATCGTTGGCTTCTGGATCCAACATACAACGCTCGATAATTTCCATAAATGCATCAGGTATATTAACACCGTGGTGCATGTTTAGAGTACGCAGGTTTTGATCGCCCGTAGGCTTGCGCATTTCTATGAAAGGAATAATGTCAGGATGACTAATATCGAGGTAAGCAGCGTAACTTCCACGGCGAGTACGGCCTTGACGATAGGCCAGTGACGACGCGTCATAAATCTTGAGGTGCGGCATAACTCCCGTGCTCTTATCATCCGACGAACGTATACCAAAACCGATCCCCACGCCACCACCAAGCATAGACAGCCAATTAGTTTCACTAAGGTTATCAACTAGACCCTCCGCTGTATCTTCAATATAGTTAAGAAAGCATGAGATAGGCAGCCCACGCTTAGAACGGCCAAAGCTAAGAATTGGAGTACTATAACTAAGCCAATGATTAGAGGAGTAATCGTAAAGGCGCTGAGCGTGTTCAGGATTACTTCCGAATTTAGACGAAACATATGCAAATCTTTCTTGTGGTGATTCTTCATCATCTCGCATGTAAGATTCTTTTAATCTGATCTTTCCTAATTCATCAAAGAGACTATCACGTGTATAGTCCACCTTGATGCCATGCACGACATCTTCCATAAAACGACCTTTCAATTATTCTGTTACAAATTGTTCTGCAAGAGGAAAGATTTCTGCAATAACTTTTGCTACTTCCCTTGCGATTAACATGTGTTCTTTTTGTGTTCCATTACCAGAACGAACTTGGATAAAGTGAATCCAAGAACGTAGCGTGCCATTCATATACATGCGTGAAGCAGTCAGTCCTTCAGGTAAAATTGCTCTAGCTTGTTCTTTTGCAATACCATTTTCTAGAGCCCACTTATATTCTTTCTCTACTGCAAATAGAACACGCTTTTGAGCACGTTCCCATTCAATAGCAAGAAGTCTTTGTTGTTCATCAGTAGTATCTATTTCAATAGAATTTTGTCTGTTCTTAGTATCCTGCAGTCTAGCTTCGCGAAGAACGAATGCACTAGACATTTCAGAAGTGGGATCAGCATAACGCTGAGAAAATTCTTGAAAAGAGAATGAACGATGACGAAGAATCTGACGCGCAATATCACGTGTTGTAGTAACCTCAAGACATGCTGATACCATTTCAAGAGGCGACCAGTGTTGATGCTTTACCAAGTACTTGATAAGCTTTTCTGATGTTTCTGTGTTGAATTGATTTGACGGATTGGAAACTCTTGCACAAAAAGCAATGAGCTCCTGAACGTCATAGAGCCCGTCGTTGACGAGCTCTCGAGAAGGTTTTGAAAAAGAAATTAATTTAACTCGCACTTAGATCTCCATTGTGTATTCACTAGTACAATTATATATTAATCAGGAGATCTTGTAAATTATTTAATGCCAAATATTTTAGTAAAAATTTCTAAATGACTAACTAGGTATCCAAGTGCTATAGCTCCACCGACAATCATATAGCGCCAACGTTCTAGAATATCAACCCTTTGCGCAATCTTGTCAATATCTGCTTTAGCACTTTCTTGAATTTCAGCGTGTTGTTGTTGAGAAATCTCTGCGTTTTCCTTCATTCGCAATTCGATCCTAGATTCCATAGATT